ATGCATGAAGACGGCACAGTGACTGTCCACTGCACAATCGTGATTGACACCTATGCTCGGCATATGTGGCTACCAGTGATGGATCATCGTGGTAGAGCAATCGTTCGACCTGACGCAAGAGCAATAAGTGATAACAAAATGCGATGCATGGTTAAGTGCTTAGCATTGTTTGGCCTTGGACTCTACATCTATGCGGGTGAAGACCTGCCTAGTGCGGAAAAGGACACGCCAAAATCAACACCAAAACCAACGCCAGCACCTGTGGTAAAGGAGGCGGCAAAGCCTAAACCTGTAGCAACAGAAGAAGAGTCTGCATCAACCCCTGAGAGCACACGAGTAGCGTCTGAGGAGTTTGTAGGGGCGATGGGGCAGTTCATTGACATGATGACTACCGAAGAAGGCTTGGTAGGCTATTGGAATGACAACAGGGGTCAAATAACAACGATTCAAAACCAACACGCCGACCTCTATAAAAAGATGGTCGAAATGTTTACCAACCGTAAAGCAGCAATCTTAAAAGGAGAAACAAAAGATGCCTAATTATGACCTGAAAGAGACCAGTTCTGGCGCTCTATTCGTCGAGAAGGAAAGGAAGAGCGAAAAAGCCCCGTATTACCGTGGCCCATTAACGATAACGAAGGCCCAAGCCCGATTTATCATGGAACACTTTAAGGCTGGCGCAAGTGAGCTAGACATTAGGATGGCTGCTTGGAACAACGATGGGCCAAGAGGTAAGTATATTGGCATCACTCTAGAGGTTATGCCTCCAGAGGACGATCAATCTGCGCCACCACCACCCCCAGTAGTTGAGGTTGCTCCCATCGAAGACGATATACCGTTCTAGATGGATCTCCAAGACAAGCAGTCTTGGTGTGAGCTTGGAGAGCTTGAGGAGGGTAACTTCCTCAAGTCCCAAGACTTTCACTTGGTTAATGTGTTACCAAACGTAGCAAAAGCCAATGACAAATTCACCCATGATATGCGGATCTCATTCCCGTCAGACTTAAAAACGATCAGGACTAAGTGGCGGTTGTCTCAGGAGATGTTTGATATAGATCCAAAGTACGCTATTTCATTAAACAAAAAAGACGTTGTCCGGTATCAGCAGTTGTACCCCAACATCATCATTGTTTTTGATATAGAGATACCGGATTACAAGGAAGTTCACTGGTCTGACCTAACCAGGATAACTAGGTTGATAACCCGTGGTCTTGCAAAGGAGCACACATATAAACAGAGGGTAGATGACTCGTCGGGTAACGCTAAATCAAGCTACATATTCGACTGTCGATGGTTCCCTATATTGAGGAAGTAGGATGTTGTTGAAGAAAGAAGAAGTTGAAAAGATGACCCAGATCCAAGGGTTAATTAGATTTGATGATCAGCAAGTGGCAAGTGTTGCAGGCGTTCATGTTCAGACCTTAATCAAAGCTAAAAACAGGAGCGGCAAGTTGAGCACAAACACCATAAACAAGATAAAGGAATTTATTACTCTTTACGGTGAGAAGGCGCTTAAAACCAAAGTTATTGAAGCGACCCCAGAGACCGTGGAGACTTCACAAGAGGATATGGTGAACAGCCCACCTCATTACTCAGAGAATGAGATTGAGTGCATTGACGCAATGGTTGCAGCTTTTGGCCTTGAACGTGTTCAAGACTATGCAGCCATTACCGCGTTCAAGTATATTTGGAGAGAGAATAAGAAGTGGAACCCCGCTGAAGACAGAGAGAAGGCGTTGTGGTACATGCGGTTTTCTACAGGCGATGACCCACGCCTTGATAATAAAGTTTAGGTCAGGGTACTCCATACCCAGTAGCGTGTTCCCGTCCGCGTTGACCGACAGGCGGGGCTAACTAGACCAAGGGGGCGACACCTATGCCTCCTCATAACCGTGTTCCCGTCCACGGGGTCAAACAGGCGGGGCTAACAAAGGGGGTTTATATTAGTAACTTATTTTTAAGAGCTATAGAGGCTCAAGATAAACAAAAACAAAACTATATTGACGTTAGGCTATCTAGAGTCAATACCAAGCACTTTTCAGAAGAACAAAAACTCCAGATATGGAGGATGCAAGCAGAAGGTGTGCCGTTTAGCAAAATATTGGCTGAACAAAGGGTTGATCAAAAAACACTACTGCGCTTAATCAAGAGAACATCTTGGCCTTCGCAATCCGAGATGAGATAAAAAGTTAAAGGAGAAAATATGAGCAAGTTTTATTTAAAGGTATCAGTGACCAAAGACGGAGAGTTTGTTATTAACGCGAAGACCGAAGAAGAAGCACTTGAAAGGCTTAAAAGCGGCGGCGAAATGAACTTAGTCGAGATGTGGAGCGAGCCGACCATAACTGTAAACAACATCCGCGAGGTGCCTGGTGAGTAATTTGTTCTTGAAGTCTATTAGAGGCCAGAGCGGGTACACCCCGCCAGCCCCACCGCCAGAAGCCTTCGATGAGAAGAAGCGCAAGTCAACAATCAGTGAAAAGTATATTGGCATTATCTTGAGGCATCGGAAGCGTGGTTTGAGCTACATGGAGATCGCCAAGGACTTAGCACTCCCTTATCACACGGTTTACAACGTGGTCAGACGGAACCTTGAGCAATGAGGGTTATCTTCTTGTTGCTGTTGCTTTTTTACGCAGACGCGATTAGTGCTCATGTTCACGATTGGGTGGCTGTAAAAAATGATGATAGTAAAGGGGGTGACTGCACCTTGGTTTGCAACTTTACAGGCCAACTACACGTTATACATCTTGCTGCGGGGGATTGCCCCCCGCACTTTGATGTGAGTGCTAACGCAGCCGTGACCCCACGTTTACCGCTGGAAGATCAGCCAGTTCCATTAGTTGAGGAACAACCTCAAGAAGATATTTCTCTTGAAGGTTTATCTCTCTAATCTCTTCCTGCTTCTTCTCTGGGGTCATGTCAGACCGCTGAATAAACCCTCTGTACTTGCGTAGGTCAGCCAAGCTCTGGCGCACATCATCAGTTGATGATTTGAGTCCAATCAAGTGCTCCCTACCGGCAGAGAACCTGCGAAGGTCTTCCATTCGGTCTTCTTTGAGAAGTTTGTTGTAAGTGTTGTAGAACTTGTTAACTTCATTGCTCATCTCATAGAGGCGTTCCTTTGCCTCTCCACCAAACTCTTGACCAAAGAACCTCTTCAACACAGGGTACTGTGTCATGTCTCTAGCTGGAAGCACTGATCGGTTATCACCTTGGAGCGTTTTGCTCTTCAGTACAGCGTCACTTATCTCTATCGCGTAAGCGCCTAGTGTTCCGGTATAACCCCTCATGACATAGTCAATCTTGATAGGACTCATATCTAAAGTCTGACCTATGACCTTTGCCATCTCGGTGGTTCCAATAAGGTCTTGATACTCTTTAGCCATCTGCATATCAACAAACACTGGGGTAATACTACGCCCAGTAAAGAAGCTGTAGTTTGCAGCAGCCTCAACCAATGGGGCGGTCATCTGAACCCCGAATGGGTTTATCTCTAAAGTGCTTATTACTCCGCGAGCTAATGAGTCAACAGTCTCTCGACCCGTGGCTCTGCCCGTAGCCAAGGCCAACGCCCTTTCAGGTATAACCTTAAACAACAAGCCAACCTCAAACGGGATTGGGAACTTAAACGGTACGCCTGACGGGGTTGGGATCAACCAGTTGTTGTCCTTGATCTCATCAGTTTGCTCGTACTGCTCATCATCACTGACAAGCATAAAGTACATGGCTGTGGCTGAGCTAATCATTGCTCCGCGCATAACAAACGATCTTGCGGCTTGCGCTCTGGTCAACTCCCTATTGGCTGACCGCTTACCGGCACCAGCATTGATCAACAAGTCAAGACCTTGAAGCCTTGCGTTCAGGAACGGTATTGCTGTGGTAATTACCCTCATTACTGGGTTCGCTCCACGGCGACCAAAGTTCATAACCTCAATTGCTTGGAATGTAGCTTCAGCTTCATCGCCAGTTCTAGCAAGAACGTCATCGTAAACAGCCTGCCTAGTTGCAGCGTCCGATCTGGTAGTTAACCCGCCAAGAGCGTTCCAAGCAGCAATGAATGGCTTTGCTGCAAACGGAGTCTTGTCTGTTAAGTACCCGCGCTCTTTTAGCTTGCTATCTAAATACTTGCTGATGTCAGATGGATCTTTGCTGTAATCGTAACCACCAACAATCGCTCGGCGCTCCAACTGTTCTATGTCTGCTTCAGTAAACCCTTTTAGAGTGTCGTATATAGGGATGAAGTTAGATCCAGATGTGACGTAAGCAGACAAGGTATCTCTCATCATGTTCGCCATTATGAATCCTGGCTCTCTGGTTACCATCTCCCGCAACAAGTTTGCAGGAGCGCCCAGCACTTGAGAAACCATATCTAGGCCAGCACCACCAACCAGTGGCTGCATTGACTCGTAGATTAAAGGATCGTCGATAGTGAACTTGCGGTCTTTGCCGTCAACCTTGAAGGTTACGACAAGCTCTCCACGGGGAACCTGCTTGGGGTTAACTTCCCTGCTAAGGCCGTACTTAACCATGTCTCTTACGATTCGCTGCTGAGCAACATTTCGCATACCCATGCCGATTGCAGCGTCAAGGTTCATAGTGATTGCGTCAAGCAACGGAACGTTAACCTGCTTCTCGCTGCCCTTGATGGCCTTAAAGCCAGCAGAGGCAGTCAACCCGCCAAACAGGCTCGGAATATCTGGGGTATCAATGCCCTCGGCCTGCCGATAGAAAGGAACATAATCCGATTGATTGGCCCAGATCTCTGCCGTCTTATCATCTAAAACGCCAGTATCTTTAAGGAACTGAATTGTCTTGCTGTTGTAGCCGCTCCAGACCTCATACCAATCCTTGATTATAGAATTGCCATCAGCATCTAATATAGATTCGGCGTACCTAATCTGCTCAGCCCAGATGGCTGGGTTGCCAGGAGAATCAATTCCTTCGGCTTTTAGCCTGCCAGCCCTTCTAGCTATAGCGTATGTTTGAGCAAGCTCTTCGTAGGATGTGCCGTTTTGGAACAGCATACCCATGACCTCTATAAGGCCTTTGAACTGCTTAGTCTCGCCTGCTCTAGATGACTCGTTTGAGAATGTGTGCTCAAAATCCTCAACTTTAGTCAAGCCGTCTTTATAAACTATAGAGCCGCTAGACAATGCGCTTGCAGTCATTGCTGAAGATCTGTCAGCAGCTAAGGATGCTGCTATAGCATGTGAGCTTGCTAATACTTCTTTCTCAAACTTGTTCTTGTAGTTTTCAAGTTGAGCGTAGCGGTTTACAGCACCCTGCTTAGCAGTAGTAAGCCATCTGGCTATTGGGCCTTGATCCAGTATGTTTAGGTATGTCTCTCCTGGGCTTATATTCTCAGGCGGTGCCGAGATCATAGTATCCATGCCAGCTTTAATGTTTGCTGGCAGTTCAGGGGAGTTAGCTCTAGAGAAAGAAGCCTTCTCCTCTGGAGGCAATACAGCCCCCTTAGCGGGGTCTGCGGCTACTGCCTGAGCATACGGGTCAGAAGATGGATTGTAGGTCGGTACGAAGCTTGAAGGAGACTTCTCAGCGTCCTCTTTGTTCTTCTCGACTACAGCGTCAACTTCGCCTTCGGGGATTGCTTTGCTTGCTAGCGTTGGCTCTCTTCGGCTAAACGCTGGGCTTTCTTCTTGGCTGTCAGGTCTTGAAGCATCTGTACGAATAGATCCATCTTGCCCTCTGGCACTTGACTGACCATCGACGGTTCGCTTTCTGTCTGCGTCCCTGAGTGCTTTTTCAACTTTTCCACGGGGTACTCCTTCTTTGTCGGCTAATATCTCTGCTGCATCTAAGTAATCGTTGTCAGATCCTCGCCCAGGCTGTAC